ACGTGGCCTCACGACGAATGGCAGACAGAAGTTGAAGGAACGAAAGAGGACGCAGAGCATCTAGGGTCTATCCAAAGACAGTCTATCGTTGACACAGGAAAGAAACTCTCTATACTCTGCCCTCTCGCAGGATCGACGGACATTGGTAGGGATTGGTTCCAGACCCACTGAACGTAGATAAACTCACAAAGGAGAAGTGAAATGGCTAAGACTAAATGGGGTGTGTTCGAAGGCGAAATCTTCTGGGCACGTGTGTTCGAACAGAACATTGACGACAGTGAATACCACAAGGCTACTGAGGGTCAGTACAACTGTGTGTTCATCCCGAAGGACGACGAAGAGTTGGACAAGATGAAGAAGATGGGTTTCCCTGAGAAATCAATGGGTAACGCTATGATCCGTGAGTATGACGCAGCGGATGGCCGTAAGGGTATGAAGCTCAAGCGTCCCCACAAACACGCTAAGATCGAAGACTTCGGTGGTGCACCTGTCGTCACTAAGGGTGTCTCGGACGACGTGTGGGACATGGACGTAGACGGTGAGTTGGGTAACGGCACCAAGGTCAAGGTTAAGATCAGCATCTACGGTGAAGGCGCTACGGCATCTGTTCGCTTGGAGAAGATCGCAGTGCTTGAGTTGGTTAAGTTCGAAGCTAGCGCAACTATGGGCTGGTAAGATAAAACCTGAGGGGGAGCTTAAGTGTTCCCCCTTTCACCAGAAGGAGAGCGGGATGATTAAGGCTACCTACATAGACCACATGGGCAGTGACCTGTCTGTCGTTAATGCTGCACGGGTCAGCTTTGGTAAGAAGAGTTCGGCAGTCGAATGGGGTTGGATAGATATTGAGGATCGTTCTGGTGAGCTAGTGGCTATCCTAAATGAACAGGATACCAAGCTGGTCCACTACCTCGCCAAGCACAAGCACTTCTCCCCCTTCGGCCATGCCTTCGCATCCTTCCACGTTAAGGCACCCATCTTCGTAGCACGACAGCTTGTGAAGCATAAGTTCCTTCGGTGGAATGAAATCTCTCGTCGTTACGTAGATGATGAACCAGAGTTCTATGTGCCTGAGGTGTGGCGTGGTAGGGCAGAAGATAAGAAGCAAGGGTCTAGTGGTGAAGTAAAAGTTCCTTACATGGTTCCTCACGAGTTTAACAGATCAGCTCTGTATGAGTATGAGGCTCTGCTGGAATCTGGGGTAGCACCTGAACAAGCCCGTATGGTTCTACCTCAATCGACAATGACTGAGTGGTACTGGTCTGGTAGCCTTGATGCCTTCGCAGATATGTGTCGTCTACGCTGCAAGGAAGATACCCAATACGAGACACGTCTAGTTGCGGATCAGATCAGCGTGATAATGAAAGACCTATTCCCTGTATCGTGGGATGCCCTAACGAAGGAGAACGACAAATGAACCAAGACCTATACGACCTCTTCGAAGAGTTTATGAACGGGGACTTTGTGGGTGATCTTGTTGCCTTCAATATCCGTGAACAAGTGTTGACCCTACGCCTCTCTATCACATCACTTGAGCATCTTAACCGTACCCGTGGTGGGCTAACGACTGGTCAGCGTGAAGACCTCGAAGAGAATTGGCAAGACCTAGAGGCTATGACCCGAGCTTACATCTATTTCTCTGGTGACTACGAGCTAGAGAATATCCCTGATTGGAACCATGAGGACTTCACCCCTAATGAGGCTGCACGAGGGGATGTGGGATGGGAGTACTGGACCCAAGGTGACGTGAAGTGATTGTCCTCGTAGACGGAGACGTTGTAGCCTACCGTGCAGCGTACTCTAAGGAGGGTGAACCCCTTAACGACGCAAAGGAGAAGGTTGATGAACTGATGGATAACATCACCTTCGATACGGCCCCACGGGATACGCCTGTGGAAGTCTACCTAACGGGTAAGGGAAACTTCCGCTACGACATTAGCCCTACCTACAAGGCTAACCGTAAGGATACCCCTCGCCCTGAACACCTCTCTGACCTACGCACTTACCTTGTGGATGCTTACGATGCTACCGTCAGTCAGGGTCAGGAAGCTGATGATCTTATTGCTATCAGAGCCACAGAGTTAGCCTACGCCTGCACTATCGTCTCCCCTGATAAGGACTTCAAACAAATCCCTTGTCGTCACTACAACCCTAATAAGGCTGAGTGGTCTGTCGTTGGAGAGTTTGAGGCCCTACAGTTCTTCTACGCTCAGATCATCATGGGTGACAGAGCAGATAACGTAGAGGGCATCTATGGCATTGGTCCAGTGAAGTCTAAGCGTATGCTAGCTGGGGCAACGACAGAAGAAGAGTTGTACGAGAAGGTGGTTGAGGCTTACGAAGGGAATGAGGAGCTTGTCGTTACAAACGCTAGGTTGCTCTGGCTACGACGTAAGGAGGACGACCTATGGTTGCCGCCCAATCAAAGGTAAGGCAAAGAGCACTCAAGGCTGGGTATCGTTCTGGCCTTGAGGAGAACGTAGCGACACAGCTTAAGAAACTAGGCGTTACGGCAGAATATGAGACGACAAAGATCAAGTACAGGGTCGAAGAAGACAGGTCTTACACACCAGACTTCGTGCTCCCAAACGGTATCATCATTGAGACCAAGGGTAGATTTGTTGCTGCGGACAGGAAAAAGCACCTCCTCATCAAGAAACAACATCCAGAGCTTGACATTCGTTTCGTCTTCTCCAATAGTAAAACTAAGCTGAGCAAGGGTTCCAAGACTACCTATGGAGCTTGGTGCACGAAACATGGCTACATGTATGCCGACAAGGAGGTTCCTTTAGAATGGTTAAAGAGATAAAGATTCACAAGGTCATTGAGGGGCCGTTTGAAGACGACGAAGAAGATGGCTACTGGTGCCTTTGTCTGGCAGAGGACGATGGTAAACTCTACGACATTGAGGTTTTCTTCGACGAGTTTGACGAGGCTTACACCTTCAAGATGCACTTCACCAAGAGTATCAATCCCATCATCATGGAAACTGACGATGAAGCGGAGCACGACGCATGAGCACTACACATCTTGTTATCGGTGATCCCCACGCCCACCCAGACTTCTCTAACGACAGAGCAGATTGGTTGGGTAAGCTGATCTTGGACCTCAAGCCTGATGTTGTCGTTAACATGGGAGACACTGCTGATCTAGCGTCCATGTCCTCCTACGACAAAGGTAAGGCATCCTTCCATGGGCGCAACTACCAGAAGGACATTGATGCTCACCTAGACTTCCAAGATCGTATGTGGCACCCTATCCGTAAAGCTAAGAAGAAGATGCCTCGTCGTGTAGTCCTAGAGGGTAACCACGAGAACCGCATCAAGAAGGCCATCCAGTACTCCCCTGAGCTAGAGGGTGATCGCTTCGGTGTCTCCTTCAAGAACTTAGCCCTTGACGATTACTATGACACTGTAGTAGAATACGATGCCTCTACTCCCGGTGTCGTTAACGTCGATGGGATTGACTACTGCCACTACGCAGTCTCTGGTGTATCTGGTCGTGCCTTGTCGTCCCAGCACCACGCCTATGACCTAACGGTTAAACGACACACCTCTACCACTGTAGGCCACAGCCACCTCTTTGATTACCACGTGAACCGTGACAGCAGTGGACGTGTGAGGATGGGTCTGGTAGCCGGGGTTTACCAAGACTATCGTAGTCCATGGGCAGGGGACATCAACTCGTTCTGGACCGCTGGGGTAGCTATCTGTCGTAACGTAGACAATGGCATCTATGACTTCCAGTGGGTCAGCATTGAGACTATGAAGAGAGAGTACTCGTAATGTTTGACTTGGAGAGTAAAATCCTAGCCCTGATGGATAACTTTGGGCTTGCCTTACTCATGGAGCAGAACGATGTATCCGAGTATGTCGTCCTTCAATTCCTGATCGACAACGGGTACATTGACTTAGACGACTACTTCAACCTTGACGCAGAACTCGAAGAATGGAAGAGGACAGAGGAATGATTAGTGGAGAGGATATCGAAACCTTCTTGGATGAAAAGCGTAGGAGTGAGCTTACGTTCAACGCCTACCAGAAGGCTGCTCGTCGTACCGCTATCTACACAGATCGTATCACCTACCCTACGCTGGGCCTGTGTGGTGAAGCTGGTGAGGTAGCAGAGAAGATCAAGAAGTTCATGCGTGATGGTGTGCTGAACGACAAAGAAGTGGCTAAGGAGCTTGGTGATGTACTCTGGTATATCGCTAACCTTGCAGAAGACCTTGGCTACGACCTTGCTGAAATTGCTGATATCAACCTTGAGAAGCTTGCAGACCGACAGAGCCGTGGCGTAATCAAGGGAAATGGGGACAACCGATAATGAATAACTACCTGCCTACCGACTACCAAGCCTTCATTCACACCTCACGCTACGCACGTT